TGGTGATTATGGGCGGCCTTAGAATTGTTGTAATAGCCGTAAGAATCAACAGTTACACTCTCCGCATACCGATGGCAAGTACCTCACTGAAGCCCTGCATTGACTGCGGCGCACTTGTGCGCGGTGCCTCACGTTGTCCGTTGCACCAACTGCAAACAAACCGCCGCATTGAAAAAGCGCGAGGCACACGACAAGAACGGGGGTACGGTGCGGAGTGGATGAGGCTCCGCGCGAGGGCATTGCGGGCGCAACCCTGGTGCGGTGACTGCATGACCGAGGGTCGCCCTGACAATCCCTTGACGGGAGATCACATCGTTCCCCTCAGTGCCGGTGGGCGGAACGAACCGGGCAACATCCGCATACTTTGCCGGCGGTGCAATTCAGTGCGTGGAGGAATGCGTGCTACTTAGTGACCGAGACATACGGCTGCGTATCGCTGCCGGCGAACTGCGACTGCAACCTAGCCGTGACGATCTGATTCAACCCGCATCCATTGACTTGACTCTGGATGCCGCGTTCATCGAGGCGGATGGTTTGCACATAACGCTGGCCGAAGATGCCGTGGTTGACCTGCACCCCGGTCAGTTCCTCTTGGGATCGACTGCCGAGCGCGTGACGCTTCCGGCGGATCTCGGGGCGCAGGTGCAAGGGAAGTCGTCGTTTGCAAGACTGGGTTTGCTCGTGCATTGCACCGCGGGTTGGATCGACCCCGGATTCGACGGCAAGATCACCTTGGAGTTTGTCAACCTCGGAGCGAACCCGATCTCCCTGCGTGTCGGGAAGCCTATCGCACAGATACTCTTTCACCAGACCCTGACGCCATCGGAGAGGCCATACGGATCGCATGGCCTGAACTCACGCTATCAGGGACAGGATGCGGTGACAGGATCACGACTATGACCAGAGGCGCACCTAAGACACCCACTGCACTCAAGATTCTCCGGGGCAATCCCGGCCATCAGAAACTGAACACGAGGGAGCCAAAGCCCCAGGTTGATCTGGCGAAGCCCCCATCCGAGTTGTCACTTGCGGCCAAGCGCATCTGGCGCGATTACGGGAAGCAACTGGTTGATCTTGGACTGATGACGCGGATTGATGAAGCCACATTTGCTGCATTCTGCCAGACCTATGCGAGATGGCTGGAAGTGAACACTTACCTTCGTGACGCGCCGTTGCTGCTGGAAAGTGCGAAGGGTGGTCTTGAGATCAACCCCGCAATCAAGTTGCTTGATCAGTTGCAGACGGCATTTATGAAGGCTGCGGGTGAGTTTGGATTGTCGCCGAGTTCGAGGTCGAAGGTCACGACGAACACGGTTCGCGAAGACGAATTGGGGGATTTCCTTGGAACAGGGACCGGACGCTGAGCGTGCTGCATCGTTTATCGAGAAGTTCTGCCGGCATTCGCGCGGGGACATTGCCGGGAAGCCGATCGTGTTGCGCGATTGGCAACGTGAGGTTCTCTCGGGATTGTTTGCAACGACGCCGGACGGCAAGCGGAAACATCGCACGGGCTTGATTGGTCTGGCACGCAAGAACGGCAAGTCGATCCTCGGTTCAGGCATTGCCTTGTATGGATTGATTGCCGACGGCGAGCCGGGTGCCGAGGTCTACGCGTGCGCCGGGGATCGCCAGCAAGCGCGCATCGTCTTTCAGGAAGCGCGTCGGATGGTTGAATCACATCCCGCACTTTCCAAGCACGTGACCGTATTTCGTGACGTGCTTGAGGTCAAGTCCACGAAGAGCGTGTTCAGGGTCCTCGCTGCTGACGCCAAGTTGCAACAGGGTCTGACCCCGCACCTCGTGATTTTTGACGAAGTCCACGTCCAACCGAACGACGAGTTATGGAATGCGATGGTGCTGGGAATGGGCACCCGGAAGCAACCCCTGATGGTCGGCATCACCACTGCCGGGTATGGCGAGGATACGTTGCTTTACCGACTCTACGAGTACGGCAAGAAGGTGCGATCGGGAGAGGTGGATGATCGCACGTTCTTTTTCCGTTGGTGGGAACCGGAGGCAGCCGAGTGTGACTGGCGCGACCCGGCGATCTGGGCGCAAGCCAACCCGGCATACGGGGACTACCTCAATGCCGAGGCACTCGACCACGACGCGCGAACGACGCCTGAACACGAGTTCCGACGCTACCACTTGAACCAGTGGACTACGGTTGCCGATGCGTGGCTACCGTTTGGCGCGTGGGACCTGTGCAGGGATGAGACGGCCGACCTTGACCAGACCCTGCCACTGCGCGTCGGAATTGACATGGCGTATTCAAACGATTGCGCAGCGATTGTCGGGGCGCAAGTCCAGGGTGACCGCACCGTGATTCGGTTGCTCGGCGTGTGGGAGAACCCGTTCGACCCGACCGACAAGCGATCGGATGCGTGGAAGATCAGTGTGTTCGAGGTAGAGGAGCGGTTGCGGGAAATCCGCGCGAGGTTCCCTGCATCCGGTGCAGTGATTGACGGGCAGATTCTGCCGGGACCCGAGTTCGCGTTCGACCCAGCGTGGTTTTCTAGGTCAGCACCGCTACTGGAAGGTGACGGATTGACGATGGTGGAATTTCCGCAGACCGACAGCCGCATGGTTCCGGCGGCGCAGACGCTGTACCAGTTGATAACCGAGCAGAAGTTGGTACACGACGGAAATCCCATCCTGAAACGTCACGTCGAGAACGCGGTCGCAGACCGTCGCCCACGAGGCTGGCGTATAAGCAAGTCAAGCAGTCGCAAGAAGATCGATGCCGCGATAGCGTGCGCCATTGCGGTGACCCGCGCACAGGAACCGGCACCACAGGTCAAGGCGAGTGTTTACCAGAACCGGGGCGTATTGATACTATGAAGCCAGATGCAAGTGATCTCTTTCTGATTGCCGGTATCATTCTGGTAAGCGTAAGCCTGTCGTTCTGGATGCCGGCAGCGGTGCCGGCCTATTACGGCGTGGTGGCGATACTGTTTGGGATCGCCCGAGGGATAGCGGATGCTCGTTCGCACGGCACTGAGCCTGATCAACCGCCGAAGCGGTAGCCTCGAAAATCCCGGTAATCCGCTCAACGCGATGTCGTTGGCGAATGCACTGGCGGGCGGTCAGGGAACCGTATCGGGGATCAGTGTCAGCGTCGATAGCGCGATGGCGTTGCCGATCGTCTATACGTGCGTCTCGTTGCTATCACGCACCGTTGCTTCGCTGCCCCTCATCCTTTACCGTCGCCTCGAACGGGGCAAGGAACGCGCGACCGACCACGCGCTCTATCGCGTCCTCCGGGATCTTCCCAACCCCGAGATGACCGCCTACGACCTTCATGCTGCACTGATGTCCCACCTTGCCCTGTGGGGCAATGCGTACTGCGAGATCGTGCGGAACGCCGGCGGCGATGTGGTCGAGCTGTGGCCGATCTCCCCGCAACGGGTCACGTGGAAGCGTCTTGCCCCCGGCAAGCTGCTGTACGAGATCGATATGGACGGGACGCGGGTTCCTTTGCGTGGTGATCAGGTGATGCATCTGCGAACCCTTTCTGCTGACGGCAAGAAGGGGTACTCATTCATCACGCAGGCGCGTGAGGAAATCTCGCTTGGGATTGCAGCGCGCGAGTACGGGTCCCGGTTCTTCGGGCAGGATGGTCGCCCTGGAGGAGTCCTGACCCATCCGGGTTCACTTTCGCAGGATGCGTTGGATCGGTTGCGATCCTCGTGGGAGGCGGCCCATACTGGCCTGACGAATAGTCACCGGGTCGCAATCCTTGAAGAGGCGATGACGTTCACGCCAACGACGCTTCCTCCCGAAGACATGATGTTCCTTCAAACCAGGGACTTCACGCGCAAGGAAATTGCCGGGTGGTTCCATATTCCGCCCCATATGGTCGGTGATACGGAACGGTCCACGAGTTGGGGAACCGGGATCGAGAGTCAGGCGCAGGGGTTCCTGACCTTCACCCTTGTCCCGTGGTTGACTTCGTGGCAGCAGGAAATCAACCGGTCCCTACTGACGCCGACCGAGCGTGAGACCTACTTCGCCGAGTACATGACGAATGCGCTGTTGAAGGTAGACACGCAGGCCAGGTACGAAGCCTATGCCAAGGGCCGCAATTGGGGCTGGTTGTCCGTCAACGATGTCCGGGAAATCGAGAACCTGAACCCTATCGAGGGGGGCGATGTGTACCTTAGTCCGCTCAACATGGGCAACTCGGAGGTAATGCGCGACTGGCCGAATGCCCAGCAGGGTACGCAGGGTGGCGCTCCCGGCACTCCGGTGCCGTCCAATCAACCGTCCGTTCCGCAACCCGGCGAGACCCTTCCGCAGTCGTTGCGAATGGATGGCGGCGAGGGTGAGACAGTGTCAGGGCGCACATTGGCTGGCATTGAATCACGCGCGATCGATGTGCCTGCCTGGATGCAGGACAACGCCCAGCAGGGGCTGGCGTGGCACGCAGACGGGCTATCGGGTGACGGAGTGACCGCTCAGACGGTCAGTGAGGCCCGTTCCCTCGCGTCCGGCAATGCCACCGCCGACAAGGTCCGGCGGATGGGCGCGTGGTTTGCGCGTCACATGGGAGACCTTGACGCGCCGGCCGCTTCGGCGGACAATCCTGACTATCCGTCGCGGGGTGTGGTGGCGCACGCGTTGTGGGGTGGCGGAAGCCGCTCCGAGTCTCAACGTGCGGAACGTTGGGCAAATGCGCGCGTCAATGCACTGGACGGATCCACCACAACCGAAGGGCGGGCGTTGCCTGCCTCCCACGAGGGCGACGCGCTAGCCATCCTTGGCATGGCGTACGACGCTCTCGATGTCCCCGGCCTTGCGCAAGCGATCCGGGCGTCACTCGGAGATGAACGATGACTACCGAAGGCACCACGAGGGCGGAAGCGGCAGCGCACATCCTCGCACGCGAAACGGGTCGGCGGATGCGTGCCGTCCAGTCCCGTATTGACGAGGCCGAGGAAGAGCGGAAGATCGCACTTGACGCGATCGCGTCACGGCTTGTGGATCACGAGCAGGCCGACGAACGCCAGTCAGGATTGATTGACGGACTGCGCTCGGATATTGGAACAGCGCGCGAGATCACTGCTGCGCTTGATGTTGCGCACGGCGAGACACGGGAACTGACGGCCGCACAAGCCCAGGAGCTGGTGTCGATTGCGGAACGGCTGGCGGCGAATGAGCAGATCGACTCCGCCCAGGATGCCGAACTGACCGGGTTGACCGGCAGGATTGAGGGTCTGGAGTTACGAGCGCCAGTTCCGGGTCCTCCCGGCCCCAAGGGTCCGGCGGGGCCATCCGGTCGTGTCGCCTATGGTGGTGGAGGCGGATCAGCAACCATCCAGAGTGCCGGAACGCTGGTTGCAAACCGGCCAATCCTCAACTTCGTTTCGGGCGCGACTGTTGCGGATGACGCAACAAACAACCGCGTGAACATCACTGTCTCCGGTGGCGGCGGAACCATCAACAGCGTGTCCGTTTCGTCCGGCCTGTCGATCACCGGAACCTCGGATCTCACAATCACCAATACCGGCGTACGGTCGCTGGCCGGGTCCGGGATTAGCGTGTCGGACAGTACCGGGGCCGTGACGATTACTGCCGCGAGCGTCACAGGCGGTACCGGGATCACGGTTGCCGGGTCCGGCACCACGGCGCTCACGGTCAGTGCGACGGGCGTGCAATCGCTGACTGCCGGAAACGGCATAAGCGTCTCGGGCACAACCACGCCAACCGTTTCGGCGAGCCTTGCGGCTGGCACCGGCATCGGGATCAGCGGCACAACGACCCTCAGTGTGAGCAACACGGGCGTGACATCCCTCGTCGCCGGTACCAACGTCTCCGTCTCCGGCGCAACGGGTGCCGTCACGGTCAACGCACCGGCATATGGCACGACGATCACCGCAAGCACAATCGGTGGCACGGCTGCGGCTGGAACGTCAACCACAATCGCGCGGGAGGATCACAAGCACGCGTTTCCCTCCGGTGCAGCGCCATCCGCATTGACGGTGTCCAGCACGCAGGCAACGGGCACCAGTACCGCACCGGCGCTTGCCGACCACGTCCACGCGATGCCTGGATCAGCGACTGCCGGGGCATCCGCGGTCGGTGACACGGCGGCGACGGGGACTGCTACCACCGTCGCGCTGTCCGATCATCGCCACAGTCGCGAGGCGTTTGGCACACCGGGCGCGGTGACGGGCGGGGCCACGGCTGCATCGGGCAGTGCGACTACCCTCGCCCGTTCCGATCACGTCCACTCAACGGCGAGCATGCCCGTGTTGCTGGCGTCAACCACGTTGGGGAGTGATACGGCTAGCGTAACGTTCAGCAGTATTTCTGGAGCGTATTATACGCTCAATTGCATATATCAAGCGCGATGTATCACGCCGTATGGCAACGCTGGAGAATACCTCATGGTCCGGTTGAACGGTGATACCGCTGGAAATTACTACAGTCCAATATCAAATACGACAACAACAACCGCAACAATGGCCGAATTCGGAGTAATCAATACGACTTCCAATTGGGACGCTCAAGCGACAGGAGGAAATGCGTGGGTTTACGGCTATAGTAACACCACGTGGTTTAAAACTATAGCCACAACAGCAGCCCCATTCAACAACTCAACAACTGCGTTCTCACCTGCCAACTACATCTCGTATTACAATTCGTGGCGATCAACTGCGGTGGTGACTTCACTTACTATATTGCCGCTGAATGGCGGCAATCTGAAAAGTGGATCTACCTTTCGCTTGTACGGGTACCCCTAATGAATGAACCACCCATCGCCATCGAGATCAACTGTCAAACCGGAGAAGAGACCGTCCGACCGTTGACGGCGGAGGAGATCACGCAACGGAACGCGGACATGTCGCGTGCTGAGGCGGAACGCGCCGAGAAGGACGCCAAGGAAGCGGTGGAACTGGCCGAACGAACCGCGCTTGCAACGTGGATCGCGGGACAGTCCAACCTGCCCGAGGCGGCCCGGAACGCACTGGCGCGGGCGACTGGGGTGACGTTGCCTGCGCTGCCTGCCTGATTGACCATGAAGGAGTACTGTGATGAGCCGACGTATTGAAACCCATCTCGCTTCGACGACGTTTGAGGTTCGAGGTATTGATGATGGACCCCGGCAGATTGTCGGGTACGCGGCTGTCTTCAACTCTCCAACGACGATCAGGGGGGCATTCGGGGATTACACGGAGAGGATCCGTGCCGGCGCGTTTTCCAAGACGATCCAGGAAGCGGACGTGCGCGCACTGTTCAACCATAACGAGAACTTCGTATTGGGACGGAACAAGGCGGGCACATTGCGCCTATCGGAAGACGCAATTGGCCTACGCATGGAGATCGACCTGCCTGATACCTCGTATGCACGGGACCTCATGGCATCGATGAGCCGAGGTGATATCAACCAGTCATCGTTTGCCTTCTCCCCAATCACTCAGGAATGGCAGCGCGCACAAAGCATTGACCAAGTTGATGAGCGCACTCTTAACGAAGTCAGGTTGTATGATGTGAGTGTCGTGACGTATCCGGCCTATCCTGACACCACCTCGGCCGTCAGGCAAGCGGCATTCGACCCACTTGCAATGCGGGCACTGGCGCGGTTTGAACGCGTCCAGGAACTCAATGTGGATGATGTCGAGGCGTTGCGGCAATTGGTGCGATCAATCGAGACCAGCTTGGGGCCGGTGACCCACCCCGAATCGGAGCCGCCTAGAGGGCACTCCCTGGAATTGTTGCGACGCAAGTTGGCAATTCTTGAGAAGGAAATCTAGCAATGGTTAGTTCAGTGGAACTGCGCCAGGAGCGTCGATCGCTCGTGGAGCAGATGCGTTCACTTGTCTCCCGCGCCGAAGCGGAGAAGCGTGGCCTTGACGGTCTTGAGACCGAGCAGTGGGAGAAGCTTGACGCTGCTTCCAATGCGCTTGATTCGCGCATCGAGCGCCTTGAGCGTGTTGAGCGGGATTCATACGCCGACATCCCGGAGGCACGTGCAGCGTCGCGCGAGATTGCTTCCGCGCCCCCTCGCGTTGATGACGAACTGCGCGACATCGCGTTTGGCAAGTACCTGCGCAACGGCATGCAGGCGCTGCTCCCCGAAGAGCGCAACATACTCGCATCCGGGTACCAGGCATTTCCCGAAACCCGTGCCCTCTCGGTGGGAACCGATAGTGCCGGCGGGTACACGGTCTCCAAGATCTTCGATACCACGGTGCAGACCTCGATGCTTGCGTATGGAGGCATGCTGCAAGTGGCGACGCGCATCCCGACTGCGACCGGCGGACAGTTGCTCATCCCCACTTCGGATGACACCGGCAACGTCGGCGCGATTCTTGCGGAAAATACGCAGGTGTCAGAGCAGGATGTGACGTTCGGCCAGACAACCATCGATACCTATACCTACAGTTCCAAGCTCATCCGGGTTTCGTTCCAGCTCTTGCAGGATGCGTTCTTCCCCTTGGAGACGTGGTTGGCGGAGCGTCTCGGTGAGCGCATCGGGCGGATCGTGAATACCCACTTCACCACGGGTGACGGATCCTCGAAGCCCTACGGTATCGTCACTGGCGCGTCACTGGGCAAGACCGGTGCTGCCGGCCAGACGACCACCATCATCTACAACGACCTGGTGGATCTGGAACACAGCATCGATCCTTCATACCGGGTCGGTTCAGCGTTCATGATGTCGGATGCTGCACTCAAGACCCTGAAGAAGCTGGTTGACGGCCAGTCGAGGCCGCTTTGGCAGCCGGGACTCACCGTTGGCGAACCCAGCACGATCCTCGGGTATCCGTACTACATCAACCAGGACGTAGCAGTTCCCGCCGCCTCTGCCAAGAGCCTCCTCTTCGGGCGTCTGGAGAAGTACTACTGGCGCGATGTGCAGGGCATTCAGGTCATGCGCCTTTCCGAGAGGTACAGCGATTACCTTCAGGTTGGGTTTATGGCATTTGCACGTGCCGGAGGCCGGTTGATCGATTCTGGTACCGACCCAGTCAAGTACTACCAGCACCCCGCGTCCTAACTCAAGGGGAGGGTCAGACCCTCCCCACTCTTCACTTCGGAGGTTGGAATGGTCACCATCAAGATGCTCGTTTCAATGGCTGGACCGGACGTGTCCTACACGCCGGGTCATCTCTACGAAGTGACCGAGGTGATTGCGCAGGCATGGAAGGAGGCGGGTATTGCCATGCCCGTCTCCGACACTGCGCCAGTTGCGTCGGAATCCCCTCCAGTCGACGTGGAGACCGCTAGTGCCTCCGAAGCGCCCGAACGTGCTGCACGGGTCCGGCGTCCACGCTGATGCCGGCAGTTCCGCACTGGTACGCCTCCCTCGCGCAGGTGAAGCGTCAACTGCGCATCTCTGACACGACGGACGACGAGGTACTGAAGACCACGATATCGAACGTCTCACGGCAGATTGACCAGTTCTGCGATCGACACTTCTTCCCGATCGTTGCGGTCAAGTACTTCGAGACCGATGACTACTCCGAACTGTCGATACCGGGAGAAGATCTCCTGTCCGTCACGACTCTGGAAGTAGATCAGAACGATGACGGTACGTACGAGGAATCCTGGGCTTCGAACACCTACGTCCTGTGTCCTCGCAACGCTGCGACGGAATATCCTTCCCGCCCGTATTGGGAAGTCGAGGTTCCCTTGCGCAACACCAACTACTTCCCGGTTGCTGGGGAATACCCCATCAAGATCACCGGTTTGTGGGGATACTACAACCAGTTGACGGCGACCACCACGGTTCATAGTTCAATCAACAGCAGCGCAACCTCGATTGCGCTGCACAATGCAAATACCCTGCTTGAAGTCGGGCAAACGATTCTCATTGACTCCGAGCAGATGTTCATCACGGTGATCTCCGGCATCAACGTTACGGTGACCCGTGCCTGCAATGGCACTACCGGGGCATCTCATGCGGTCGATGCGGCCGTATCGACGTATACGTACCCGGTCATCGGGGAAGCTGCGACCCACCAAGCGGTACTGGCCTACCGGCAGACCACCAACCCGTACGGGACGGTAGGTGTCGGGGAAGTGCTGACGGAGCCACGGGTGATGACCGCTGCCGGGTTGCATCCTTTCGTGCGGGGAATGATCGCACCCCTCAAGCGTCTGCGATACGACGGCGTCTGATGGCGGCGATCACGCTCGGCCGGCCAATCAACGCCAGGGTGACCGGACCCCGCGGGTTCGGGCGCGCAACTGCGTCGCGTCTCAGCAAAACCAGCGTGAGCGTTATTGGGCACCTCAAGATCATTGAGAAACTGAACAACCAGAAGTTCTGGGTTGTGCCGACCAAGGAGACCATGCTTTCTCTTCAGAATTATTCGTTCAACCTGGCAAAGAAGCGTTCACCGCGTCTTACCGGTGACGCGAAGGGCAAGATCACGAAAAGCACGGACAAGGCAATCACCCCGAAGTTCGCAGACGTGATCCTCAAGCCATCCTTGGCAAAGTCTGACGGCACGTTCCGCTACTCGTTCGCGCTTGATGCTGCACGCCGGCGCGCCCCGAAGGGTATGTCGGGCAAGGGTGAGTTCGCAAGGGTCCGGCGCACGAAGTTGACCAAGACCAAACGGATCCGGGTGACGAACAAGAATGCGCCCTACAAGTACCGTTCGACGAGTTTCAAGGGCCAGAAGACCTTCAACTGGTTCCACGGTACATCGAAGCTGACGGCCAAGCAATTGAGGACCGACGTGATGCAGATGGCGCACAAGATCCAGTCTGCGTGGTCTGCCTGACATGGCTCATCCGGTTGTCGCCTCGATGGCTGCACTCGCGCGGTGGTTGCGCCTTGAAGCTGATCTCTCCACGTTTGCCGGCGACGTTTGGGACGTGCCGCCCGACAATCTCCCCCGCGTGCCAGCAATCGTGATCCTCTGGGATAGCGAGGCCGCTTCGGAGTTCGATGGACAGGGTGACGTACCGGTCACGAGGCAGTACCTTGATGAGACGTTCGAGGTACGCATCTTGTCTGACGCCCCGGATGCGGTGCGCGCACAGGTGCAGGTACTCAACGCGATCGATGGGGTCCGCAAGGCGGTCAACGCACATCAGACCCTCAAGGATGAATCCGGCATAGCAACGTGCCTGGTGTGCCGTTACGATGGGGCCAAGCAGGAACCGGTAGAATATGGCGACCGCGGTGATATACCGGGAGCTACGGTTACGCTACGTTGTCTGATTGACGTTGCAGGTAATTTTGGCGGATAATGGAGGCAACATGATCTTGATTGAAACTGTGGACGAAGCAGTCCAAGTGTCGATTGGTGCGCGGACCTGGATTGGTCACACCGGAGGCATTGAAGTGGACGATGATCATGCTGCCGAGGTTCGGAATGCGCTCCACCTCGCCGGTCAACTGTATGTCGAGGATGACGGAGACCCCGTCGAACCCCCGGTGATCGTGGAGGACCCGAACAATGGCTCTGTCTAATGCAGTAAAGGCGAAATTCGCCAAAGAGACGACGTGGGGCACTGCGGTCACTCCGACTGTCATGCTCCCGTTCACCACATTCACCGCCGATCCCGAGTTGGACGAGATCATTGACGACGCCACCCGTGGCGACGCATCGATGGATTACGCGACTTATGCGGGCATGGGCCGGTCAAATGTCGAGATCGAGTCGAACGCCTACCCGGTCGAAGTCGGGCACTTCCTCTACGGCATCATGGGGTCTTCGACCTATACCGCAGAGGCTTCTCAGGCGGTCGTCACCGGTTCGATCGCGACAACGACCCTGACGGTGACCGCGGTCACATCGGGCGTGCTTCGTACCGGTCAGGTCCTGACAGGCACCGGGGTCACCGCTAGCACGACCATCACGGCCTACATCTCCGGGCAGGGTGGCACTGGGACCTACACCGTCAGTGCAAGCCAGACGGTCACCAGTACCACCATCACTGCTGCTGGGGGCACGCACGTGATTGCAGTTGCCAATTCGGTGCCTTCGTTCACCTTCCAGAACGACGACCCGGTACAAGCGCGCACGGTTGCCGGATGCCAAGTCAGTTCGTTCGGGATCCGCTTCGCACGAGCCGAGGGAATGCTGACGTTCAACGCGAAGATGATGGGCAAGCTCCCGACCACGGTAACGGCTACGACGATCGCTGATGCATCCGGAAAGCCATTCATGGGCTGGAGAGGGGTATTCACGGTTGCCGGGGTTGCGACCGCGTCACTCGTGTCAGGTGAACTGACGTGGGAGCGGTCCCAGGAAGCATCGCCACACGCGAACAACTCGCAGGATATGGCGCGTCTGGACACCGGA